CCTACAAGTGCGGCGGCATCGCTTGCCGCAAAGTTATAAGCTCGTACTTCTTGCCCAGCCATAATCTAACCCTTCTTCTTTGAGGGACGGCCACGCTTCTTTTTAACAGGTTTCTCTTCCCAAGCCTCATTTACATCAGGTGTAGAAGGATCATCCGCTTTCAGCGTACCGTCGTTATTCCTAGCGCGTGTCTTTGACACTTTTATAGGGGTGCCGTCGGGGTTTAACCCCCGATTAGCGAGTTCTTCGGCAGAGGGTGCTTTAAACCTACTCATAACCTAACCCCTTATGCTGCGGCGATTGTGGCACCTGTGTCGGAACGCTTCCAGTTTGTTCCGTCAGAGAAAGCCAATATTGCTGCGCCTGCTGCGCCGTTTGAAACAAATACAACAGTACCTGCGCCAGCGTCTGAAGCTGAAGGTGCGTTTGCAACTGTGTATGTTGGAACAACGATGTCACCGATAAAACCGTTGGTAGAGGTCACTGGACCTGAAAATGTAGTCGAAGCCATTTTAGTACCCTTTGCATAAGGATTCGCTCTGTAGTCTATGCAACGTCAGGCGGGTAGATACCTGTCTACAAAGCTAATGTTGTACCCGTTGGCCAAGCATACAACATGTACTCACAAAAAGAAAGCCCCGCCGAAGCGGAGCCTTCCAAACCGAAGTTGGTTTGAGTTCTAGGAGCTTACGCGCCTTGTGAACCGTAGATGCCCAGTGGGTCGGAAACGCCGAAGCTGTAACGCTCACGCGCTTTGTAGCGCACGTTGCCAGTGTCGAAGTCGCCGTCCATGCCAGTAGCCATCGGAGAACGTACGAAGTGCTTCATGCCGTTCGGGATGTCAGTGGTCAGGAACCAAGCGTCAGCATCTGTGAGGTAGTGATTGACACCGTAACCACCGGGAACAGCGCCGTTTGTGCTGATCGCGTTGATGTCGTTGTCAGCTGTACCTACACGAAGCTCTGTTTGCAGCAAGCGAGTTGCTACGAACTGCAGAGCAGACGGGATGATGAGCTTCTGAGCGCGAGCTGCGATCAAAAGGCCACGTTCGTCTACGTATGCTGCGATGTCGATAATCGCTTGTTCGAGAGAAGTCTCGTTAAGGTCAGCACTAACCGCTGGACGGTTAGAGTTTGTACCACCACCAGTTGTTGGGTGTGCAGTGCTGAACAGTGTTACACCGTCACCAGACTGGAAAGTGTCAAAGCCCGTGTTGAGCAATGAAGCAGCTTTAACCTGCTTGGTGTAGGCCATGGCGCGAGCCAAGGCTTTTGTGTAACGTGAGGACAACGAATCGTACAGGTTGTCTTCCATCGCTTCTTCAGTGATGGCGAAACCCATAGCAATTGTCTCGTGGGTGTAGCGAGCTGTAAACGCTTCTTGTGCATTGTCATATGCAATAGAAGAACCTTCAGCTTTTGTTGGTGCTGCACCAAAACCAGACAATTTGACCTCTTCCTCAAAACTACGTTCTGAGTTTTCAGTCTCATAGATGTCTTCATGTTCGTTTTCGTACTTGCCGTACTCAAGACCAAAGAGGGCGTTGAGGCCGGGAAGTAGTTCTTTGAGCGCCTGTGCGCGTGAGATAGCCATGTTTTATCCCTCCTTACAGGCCAACAGCGTTAGTCATGCTGCTGTAGCCGGGGTTAAGTTTAACCAAAAGATCAGGGAAAGCATCACCAATTGGAGATACGGCACCCACGATGCGGAAGGCGGCGGTGGTAGTCACAGTTGTCGCATCGACGGCACTTGTGGAGTTACCAGTAGCAGTGTTGCCAGTGGATGTAGACTGAGCAGCTGCGAAGAAAGTGTTCGCACCAATGTCAGACTGGTCCATAGCGCCATCTGCTTGTACTTGGAACAGTACGTTTGGATCGTCTACAACATACGCCTTGATAGCGCCGCCATTAGCAGTGCCGGAAGGATAGTACTGTGCAAACGTAGGTTGGCCTTGGTCGTTGACGTACTCACAACCTACAAACACACCAAGCGAACCAGTTAAGGTTGTACCTGTCGGGAATGCGTTAGTTGTGCCGTCGGCACCTGTTGCAGTTGATAGTGCGATGTAACCATCGGCACCGATGTGAACGACTTGGCCGTAGAAAAGGTTTGTGCCTTCTCCAGCGGGGTCGATCAGGTACTGGGATGTCGCCCCAGCGTAGGCCATACCGTCGGCACGTTTTACCGGCTTTAGGCCGTAGGGAGCAGCTGTAGTAGCCATGATGCTCTTCCTCCAGATTCATTTACTATAACAGTAAAGAGCAGCTGCTCCTTACCAGATGATTACCGCGAACTACGCTCTGGTCTAAGCATAGGCATACGCGGGTCAGACTCACGCATGTAGTTTCTATCGACAGCTTCAGACTGATTTTGTGCAGACTCAAGTTGGCCGTAGATGCGGTCGTCTCGTAGCTCGGTCGGGATAGCGCAAAGCAATAACCCACCAACTTCGATATTGTCCTTAAAGCGAGAATCAATATCTGACATGATGTGTAGCTCAGGATAATCCACTGCCTTTACAGGCACATAGCCATCACGGAACCGTCCAGATACGTTTGTCATATCTGCATTACCCAAAGTAGATGTGCGAATCCAACGGAAGGAAAGCCCGTCACGTGGTTCGGGGGTAGGCAGCATTGACGAACGCTTCCAAGGTTTACGACGTTCACCCATTTCACGGGTTTCGGTTGTGCGTGGTTTACGATCAGCCATTTTGCATATCCTTTAGCTTTTGCGCCGCATAATCTTTATTAGATATTCCGAGACGCTTGGCGATTGCGGCCTCAGACGAGGTAATGACAACTTTGTTGCGTGATGAGGCGGTACTTCTACCCCCCGGGGCCACCACGGAGCCAGCCTTACGTTGTGGTTGTCGAACCTCGGGTTCCACGCCCGCAAAGCGATCTGGGTAACGAGACCGCATGGCCTCATTTATCTTATCATAGTACACATCTGACGTAGAATCAACGCCAGACTCTAATAGTTCTTCATGTACGAGCATAGCGTACCGTGTCATGCCCGTATCCTTCTGGAACCAATCGTTCTCAGCTACCCATTCTTGTGCCTTGCGATCCGGTTTGGGGATGCGCGGTGCTGGCTGTGGTGCTGGGGCAGATTGATCTTGTACGGCCTGTCTCGCGGGCTTCCAATTTTCAACACGATCAGCCTCTAGCTGTAGTTTAGACAACTGCATTTGTGCTTCTAGCACTGCGTCTGGATCGCCAGCTTCGTAAGCCTCCTTGTAGGCCCGCTTCGCACTGTTAAGTTCAGATGCTACGCGCGCTTTGGCCTCGTTGACCAGTACGCCTTCGCCCTCAGAAAGGTTTTTACGGAGGCGTTCGGCCTCTTTCTTCTGGGATTCAGCGTAGCTAACAGCGGCTTCGCGTTCACGTTCAGCTTCTTCCTTACGACGACGTTCTTCGTGAAACTCAAACTTCAGCTTCTTAATGCGTTTCTGCACCGACTCGCTGTGCTTTTCGAGTTCTTCGTCTTCGGGGATGTCTGCTTCAGCATCCGCGGCGCGGCGTGGACGACCTTTATCCTGTTCAGGAGTATCGTCCTCGACCTCTACTTCAATCTCACCATCGGACATATCAACTTCGATGGCATCTTCGATTACGTCTTCTTCGACGACGGTTTCAAGTTCTTTACTCATACTCTGCTATACCCCCGTGGGTCTTCGACTACAGCCTCGACTGTGTCATCGTTAATAATGCGAAACTCTTTGTTATGTAGTTTAAAACGTGTGCCTGAGTACGATCGGAAGATGATAAAATCACCTTTTTCGCACCAAGGCCCGTTAGGAAACCGCTCTTTGTCAGTATAGGCTTCAGCGCCTACACTTATGACATAACCAATAATGGTGGCGGTCTCTTCCATCTTGGTCAGTGAGTCCGGCATATAAACGCCGCCCTCTGTCTTTCCATCAAGTTCCGGTATCGCGATGAGGATTTTGTAGCCCTTGGGCTCTGGCAGCTTTGCCAGTAATTGCTCGTCATCGACTTTGTCGGTAGCGTACATTTTAGTCTCCTGCAGTGATTAAAGGCTCACAGCGCCCTTTGCGTGGACTATTCCACGTTATGTCGTATATCTACACGTATGATCGTCAATCATCAACATATCTTTGTTCGATGTCTTTAACGTCGCCACGTATAATAGTTAGAGCCTCGTACTTCCCAACGAGCCTCCAGTAAGTTTCTTGATCTTTTGCGCCGCCCTCGGCGAGATGTTCCGCTATCGCGGTGCGGCTTTCGTCAAGCCGGGTCAACATTGTATGGAAGATACTATCAGCCATCTAGGTCTACTCTCTCTGCGACTTCCATAGCCAGACGTACTGCTGACTCTTTCTGGTCTGTTTCAAGCTCTGCGACCTTAACAGCGATACGTGCTGCCTCTTTCTCTTCTTCCGAGGTAATACGCTCTTGTTGTAGGCGCGCGTTCTCTTGCTTGGACATAGCGTCGATATTCACCTTCAGCTTGTCCATTTCGATTTTGTGCTTCAGCTCAGTCTCTTTAATCATCAGCTCACGCTGCTGAATCTGAGTGAGCGGGTCCGCCTGCTGTGCAGCGGCTTGTTCTGCAGCTGCTTCGGCTTGGTCCTTCTGGAACAACTTGTCCGCGGCCTGTGCAGCCAAACGAGATACCTGAAGTTCGATATCTTCTGGCAACGGCGCTTCTGGGTCTGGGAGTTCCACACCAAGTTGTTTCTGTATCTCTACGCGATACTGCAGTGCGACGTGCTCTGTAATGTGGGACATCATCGCAGACTGAATGGCGCTGGCAAATGGTGACTGACCCACAATCTGCTGGATTTTTGGGTCTTGCATCGCTAACATGTGCGTCTGAATATGCGCCTCGTGATCCTGATAAGCAAAGGCTTTGACAGGCTCTTGTTTTAGAATAGACATATTCTCTGTCACTGGATCGGCAGGTTTGACGTCGCCCGGCAACTTGATGATGTCGTCGGCATCTTTGATCCCCAAAACTTCGAGCATTTGCCGGTGTAGCTTGCCCATGTCGTACATTTGCGGAGCTTGTTGGGCCAACTGCAGTGCAGCTTGGTACTGCATAATACGTTGGGCCATTGTAGCTGCGTTAGGATCAGACACCGGAATAACGTCCACACGACCATCGAAGTCGGAGATACGATCTGCGGGTTCATCCATCTCGTAGGCGTACTCAGCGGGCATATAATCATGCACAATCCGTGCCAAGATACGCAGCTCTTGTTTCATTGCGGCGTGTAGGCGAGCTTGAATACCCGACATAACCTGCATAGACCGCTCCATGAGCGCCAGAGTCGTCCCTACAGGAGCCTGAGCGTTGATGTCACCCACTTGGATGTCACCTACTGCTCCTATGCGTCTACCCTCGTCTACGACGTTCCCTAAGAGGCTGTAGAGTACACTCGATGGCTCCTTATAAGGCAGTGGAACAATCGCATCCTTAATAGTACCTGCTGGAACATCCACATCCCGAAACTCGCCGGGCATAATTGGCGTGGTATCTCCAGTGATACGCATGCCTCGGGCCTTGAAGCCTGCTGGAAGGTTGGACAAGGTACCAGCGTCAATTAATTGACGCATGATAGACGTAGCGGACTTCGTAAGACCACCTAAAGTGTGGATGAGACCCGTGCCGTAGAAGCCCATACCGGGCAAATAGGGGTAATGTACGACGTGCATGCGCTTCTCGCGTTTACTGTCGTCTTCATACCAATTGCGTCGGATAGCCAAAACGAGGCTAGAAGACTTGTCGATTGTCACCACGTATGGGAGAGCAACACCGTCCACGTCATCAAAGGGCTCAGGCAAATTCAAGTCCACGTGCATCTCTAAAATGGTATGTCGTGGATCGTCAGAGAAAGTAGGCTCGGAACCCTCTAGTTCGTTATATTTCTCTTCGATGTCGGTGATGTCTCTAGTCGCTGCGGGAAGCTCGACATCGCGGTAAAACCCATTCACCTGAAGTTTTAGTACTTCTTCAGGCGTTTTCTTCATAACGTGCGTAAATCTTGGCGCGGTCCGCAGGTTCGACGCCCCGTAAGACACGACTAAGTCTTCTGCGGGGACAAACTGGGATACAGGGCGTTCTGAAAGAGGATCAAAGTATATTTTCTTGAACGCAGAGCCCGCCATCGGCAATTTAAAGAGCATCTGCTCCATCTCATCCCGGTAGTCAGGCATCTTCTCAGTGATGAGGTAGTTGAGTTCAGTCTCTACGCGCTGCGCCTGCTCAAACTTCTCAGGCGTTAGCTTACCAACAATCTTGCTACGTACCGGCCCTGACGCAGGGAGTAGCTCTCCCATGGCCTGAGCTTGGAATTTAATCACTGCTTCGGTCATCATAGGGTGATACACCCCAGAAGCACCGTTCCATGGCTCAGTGCGCTCCTCAACCTTCATACCGAGCAGGTCCATGCCCTTGATGTAGGCACTGGCCCATTCACCACGAGACTCGCGGTCAGAGGCAAAATGATCTATCAGGTCGTTCGCTATACCCTCTAGCTCGGCGTCGTCGATGTATTCGGCAAGGTTAGAGTCGTGGGAAACTTCTTCGTCCATATCAGAACTGTCACCAAACTCGACGACAACAGACCCGTCGTCCATAACAACTTCGATAGATTCCGGGTCTTCGACTACAACGGCCAAATCAGGGACCATGTCGTCCTCTGCTAAGAGAATGTCGCTGGGTTCCATAGATTTTTCGACTGCCATAATATGCCTCATTCTGAGCGTTTGAACGCACTATAGCAGATATAGTGCCAAAATAGAAAGCCCACATTGTGGAGTGAGGGCACGACGAACGAGGGAGTGCCGATGCGAAGTGCCCCCACGGACGCTACCAACGTCCTGTGAAGAACCATACTACACCTGTACATGTATGTCACTCCTGTCAATAGTACGCCGCCCTACGATGTAAATACGAGTC